CTTATTCGTTACCAGCAATCACTACAGTCTGTGACTAGCTCAACTACATTAGTTGATAGTGATCTTGCTCAAGAGTTTGAAGCTGGAACAACTGTAACTGCACACTTTAGCATTCGCTACGATGCCAGTACTGCTGGGGATATTAAGTTTACTGTTGATAAACTCTCTGGTACTGGCACGGCTTCCGGACAATTTGGTGTAATCTCTGGTGCTGCATTTAATACTTCTGGGACTTGGGCAAGGATTGCTTCTACGGCTTTAGCTGCAACAATCTCTGTGGCTGGGAATGGTGCTGGTAGTTTTAGTTTACTTGATCTGTGGGCAAGAGTTACAATTACTGGCGGTAGAACTAAAATAGGATTTCAGTTTGCTCAAAACGCATCTGATGGTACGGCAACAAGGCTATCTGATCTTAGCAGTGTAATATTCACTGAAAGCAAAACGTGAGGTAAGGCATGACTATTAAACAAACTGGCGGAATTTTTGGGCGCAATCCAAGTTTTACAGATGTAACCACAGATGAAGTAACTGCAAATAAGGTTAATATTTCTACTGTCGGAGGCATGGGTTTGTTCAGTGGCTCACTTCTGTATGCTGGTGCTGGTGATACAACTCTACTGTTTAGCTCTGGTGGTGATGCTATACTTCCGAGAGGAAGTGCTGGAGCTTCAAGAGACAATGCTGTGGATTTAGGTAATGCGACTAACAGGTGGGATGACATCTACGCCACCAATGGCACCATCCAAACATCTGACCGAAACGAAAAGCAAGACATTGCAGAATTATCAGAAGCAGAACGGCGTGTTGCTGTAGCAGCTAAGGGGCTGCTTCGTAAGTTTCGTTGGCAATCGGCAGTAGCTGAAAAAGGTGATGATGCTCGCATTCACTTTGGTATTATTGCACAAGACTTGCAAGCTGCATTTGCAGCCGAGGGTTTAGATGCTGGTGACTACGCCATGTTTATTTCTACGACTTGGTGGGAACAGGCTGTTGAGGTGCCAGATGCTTACACTCGCATAGATGTATACAGTACAGAAGAGGAAGCACCAGAAGGTGCAACGCAACAGACAAGACTTGGTGTTAGATACTCTGAGTTATTGGCATTCATTATAGCATCAACTTGAGGGGCATAGCATGTCATTAACTAAAGCAACATTTAGAATGACTGATGGAGCAGAGGATGCTGACGTATCTGCAATCTGTACATCAGTATTTACGGATGCAGTAAAGGCTGCTTATGCAGCACATCTGGCAGAAGGAGAATAATCATGACTGCTGTAACAGAAACACTAAGCTCTAACACAAGCACTGCCTCTATGCAAGTGGTTGGTCACTTCAACCTTTCTATCTCAGGTACATGGTCAGCCACAGTTACTGTACAACGTAGCTGGGATAATACCAACTGGTTCGATACAGACACCTTCACATCCAACTACGAGGGTGTAGGGTTTGATGCGGAAGAGGTCTACTACCGAGCAACTGTATCTGGGTATGCTTCAGGTAATGTTGTCATCCGTATCTCAGACAACCGTGACTTTAGTTCTAAAGATGTCTTTGTACAATAGTAGGTGTAGTTATGAGATCAATTAACGAAATCTTCATACACTGTAGTGCAACCAAAGCTAACTGGATGGAGAGTTCTACTTGTGACCAGAAGACTGCTGAGATACGTAGGTGGCATACGGAAGAAAGAGGATGGTCAGATATTGGCTATCACTTTGTAATTGACCGTAGTGGGGATGTCTGTGCAGGAAGACCTGTAGATATTGCAGGTGCTCATGCTAAGGACCACAACAGAAACTCTGTAGGTATTTGTCTTGTAGGTGGTTTTGGTTCTGATGCTTCTGATGAGTTTGATGAGAACTTTACAGACAATCAAAGAAAAGCACTGTGTAAACTGCTAGATAGCTTGACAAACGATCACTCAGGTGCTAAAATACGTGGGCACAATGAAGTATCTGCTAAAGCATGTCCGGGTTTCAGTGTACCTAAGTTTTTAAAAGACAACCTAAATGCTTCTCCGAAACAATCTAAACTTAAAAGCAGAATAAGATCAGCTGTTAAGAATTGGGGTATCAGTCCTAGATGAGTGTAACCCTAGATCAAATTAGGCTTGCAGCTGAGAATGATCTGACTACGTTTATTAAACTTGTCTCACCAGAGCAAGTGTTAGGTCAGTGTCACGATGATGTGTGTAGTTGGTGGACTAGGGGAGGTTCTAAGTCTCACCAATTACTACTCTTCCCCCGTGACCACGGTAAGTCTAGGTTGGTTGCTTTTAGGGTTGCTTGGGAACTAACTAAAGACCCTACCCTTCGTATCCTCTACATCTCAGCCACAGCAAACTTAGCTGAGAAACAACTAGGGTTTATCAAGGGTATCCTGACCTCAGATACTTATAGCCGTTACTGGCCTGAGCATGTTAACAGGGATGAAGGTAAACGAGTAAGGTGGACAACATCAGAGATTATGTTGGATCACCCTCTACGTAAGAAAGAAAATGTTCGTGATCCTTCTATCTTTACTGGTGGTCTTACTACTTCTCTCACAGGGATGCACTGTGACATTGCAGTTTTAGATGACGTTGTTGTCTACGAGAATGCCTACACAGGTGAGGGACGTAACAAAGTTAAAAGCCAGTATTCCTTGTTGTCCTCTATCGAAGGGGCTAATGCAAAGGAATGGATTGTAGGTACTCGTTACCACCCATCTGATTTGTACAACGATCTAATGCAGATGACTGAAGATCAGTATGATGAAGACGGTAATAAGATAGCTGAAGAACAAATCTACGAGGTCATGGAGAGGGCTGTAGAGGACCGAGGGGATGGTGTAGGAGAGTTCTTGTGGCCTCAACAACAACGTAAAGACGGTAAGTACTTTGGCTTCAATCGTCAGATTCTAGCTAAGAAACGAGGACAGTACCTAGATAAGTCTCAGTTCCGAGCACAGTACTACAACGATCCTACTGATCCTGACAACGTACCAATTGAGAGTAATAGATTTCAGTACTACGAACGTAAACATCTTAAACAAGATAATGGGTTCTGGTTCTACAAAGATGCTAAGTTAAATGTATTTGCTGCTGTTGACTTTGCATTTAGTTTATCTAAGAAGGCTGACTACACAGCTATTGTAGTTGTAGGTGTTGACTCAGACAATAACATATTTGTACTAGACATTGATCGTTTTCGTACAGACCGTATCACAGAATACTTCGAACACATACTACAGCTATCTACTAAGTGGTCTTTCCGTAAGATGAGGGCAGAGGTTACAGTAGCTCAACAGGCAATCGTTAAGCAGCTAAAAGAACTTGTTAAGCAACACGGGTTAGCTATCAGCATTGATGAGTTTAGACCTAACAAACATCAGGGTAACAAAGAAGAACGTATAGCTGCTACCCTTGAGCCTCGTTACGATAACATGCAGATTTGGCACTATCGTGGTGGTAACACACAGACATTAGAAGAAGAACTACAATCGAGAAACCCACCACACGACGATATTAAGGATGCCCTTGCTTCAGCAGTAGATATAGCTGTCAAGCCTTTTAGAAGTATCCGTAGAGATAAAAGTAATAATATCGTCTGGGCTAATAATAGATTTAGAGGAGCCTCTTAATGGCAGGTGAGACAATAGAACTAGAGTACTTGCTAGGTCCAGACTCTATGGCTGTGGAAGTATCTAACCGTTGGCGTGAGTGGTCTAACCTTCGTGAGCAGAAGATAGAAGAGTGGAAAGAGCTACGGAACTATCTGTATGCTACTGACACTAAGACAACAAAGAATGCTATGTTGCCTTGGTCTAACAGTACCACCACTCCTAAGCTGACACAGATCATGGATAACCTTCATGCCAACTACTTTGCTACTCTGTTCCCACAACAGAAGTGGATGAGGTTCGAGGCATCTTCTCGTGAGAGTAACGTCAAAGCTAAACGTGATGTAATCCAATCCTACATGGACAACAAGATACGTCAGTCTGACTTTACTAATATTGCCTCAGATATTCTGTATGATTATATCCAGTACGGTAACTGCTTTGCTACTGTAGACTGGGAAGATAACTATCAAGTAAAAGAAGCTGGTGATCTAGTTGTAAACTACGTAGGTCCAAAGATGGTTCGTATCTCACCATACGACATTTGCTTTAACCCTGCTGCCCCTAACTTTGCTTCTTCCCCTAAGATTATCAAGTCAATCAAGACACTTGGTGAGATCAGGAATATGATCGACAGTGACCCATCCAAGAAGTATATGGAAGCTGTCTTTGATAAGATGATGGGAGCTAGGGCTGCTGTAACAGGTTCTGATGCTACCTACAATAAAGCTGATGGATACATTGCTGATGGCTTTACATCTATCCAACAGTACTACGAGTCAGACTATGTAGAGATTCTGACGTTCTACGGAGACTACTACGACACTGAGAATGGTGTGTTGTACAAGAACCGTATCATTACTATAGCTGACCGTGCCTACGTTCTAGCTAACGAAGAGAACCCTAGCTGGTTAGGTAGTGCTCCTATCTTCCATGCTGGCTGGAGACCTCGCCCTGACAACCTCTATGCAATGGGTCCACTAGATAACTTGGTCGGTATGCAGTACCGCATTGACCACCTAGAGAACTTGAAGGCTGATGTCTTTGACCAGATTGCTTACCCAATCCTCAAGATACGTGGTGACGTAGAGGACTTCGACTTCGAACCCGGCTCTCGTATCTACATGGGTGAAGAAGGTGATGTAGGCTACATGGCTCCTGATGCAACTGCACTACAGGCAGACCTACAAATCAGGGTACTAGAGGACAAGATGGAAGAGATGGCTGGTGCTCCTCGTCAAGCTATGGGTATACGTACTCCCGGCGAGAAGACAGCCTTTGAGGTACAGTCTCTACAGAACTCAGCCTCTCGTATCTTCGAACACAAGACTGCCCACTTCGAACGTGTATTCCTTGAGCCTATCTTGAATGCAATGCTTGAGGTTAGCCGTAGATACATGAACATGTCAGACACAATCCGAGTTATGGATGATGCTACAGGTGCTGTTCTGTTCCAGACGATCACGAAGGATGACATCACAGCAGATGGTAAGATCGTCCCTGTAGGTGCTCGTCACTTTGCTGAACGTGCTCGTCGTATCCAGAACCTAACACAGCTGTACCAGATCAAACTGTCTGATCCTTCTGTAGCTGCCCACATGTCAGGTAAAGAGTTTGCTCGTATCCTAGCTGATGAGCTAGGTGAGCCAGAAATCTTTAGTGAGAACATTGCAGTCAGTGAACAACTAGAGACACAACAGCAGATGCAAGAAGCTGAAGCTATCAACCAAGAGCAGCTTATGGTTGCACAAGAGATGGGAATTTAAAATGAAGATGAAGAAAACAGCAGCACCCAAAAAGTCTCCTAGACCTAAGGCTCGTCCTACAGCAGCACCCAAAAAGTCTCCTAGACCTCAAGCTCGTATTGTAGATATAAGCCCACGGGCTGAGATGGCTGCTTCCCCTAGAGACTTTTTCAATAAGAAGAAGAAAAAGAAATAGTAGTAATGCAAACTATTTGGTTAAAGGGTCTTAACGGAGATGACAAAGAGAAACGTAAGGGTGAAGTACTAGGATACCGAAACGCCTTCGATTCTCTCAAAGAGATTCTCGAACATAACTTCAAAAAGAAAGAAGCTGTTCGTGATTACGAGGTTCCCGGTTGGGAACTCCGTCAGATAGCAGTCAACGAGTACAACCAAGTACTAGATGATATGCTGAAACTTATAACTTTAAACAAGGAATAAAACATATGGATGTGTTTACTGAGGGTGCTGAAACCACACAGACTACTCAGCCAGAGCAACAAACTACTGAGAGTACCCCACCACAGGATTCTTTTGTAGCCAAGCTCGTCGAGGCCAAGGGAGATAATTGGAACAATCCTGAGGTACTGGCTAAAGGGAAACTAGAAGCTGATACCTACATACAACAACTCGAAGGACAACTCTCAGAGATGAGGGAAGACTTGAGTAAACAGGACTATGCCAAGAACCTTCTGGACCAGTTGCAGAATAAGGCCGCAGAACCCACCACTGCGAATACTGCAATGCCCAATAATAATACTGGTGGCACTTCAGACGGGAACACCAACCCTAACCTGAGTGAGGAAGACCTGAAGAGCCTTGT